CATTTATAGACTCCTTCATCTTTTTTTTTATTATAAAATAAATAAAAGTTTCATGTTTGATTTTTTGTTAGGTTTCGGGGGTGACTCCGCCCTTGATGCTATTCTTTTCTTGATCACTGGCTAAAATGAGAAGATCATCAATGGTTGAATAGGTTGTTTGATCTCCGAATTCTGCATCTTTAGTAAGTTTGATCTCTACTGGATAACTAGCGCTAAAGTTCATCTTTTTTACATAGATGCCTAATTCTTCGCTTGATAGTTCTTCTTCTGGATCAAGTAGCGTAGTACCTTCATACGCTGTTTGTGAATACCCCGCTTTCATTAGCGCCCTAGCGCCTTGCTCAAATGACGCCCTAAGCACAATAAAATAAATTCTCGCAAGTTCGGGCGACTTTGCAAAGATTACCGCTTGCGCATTCTCTGAAACATGGTAACCAACGACCATACGCCCATCGTTGCCCCTATATTCTGTTTTACCCATGAACTTTTCTTGTACATCTTCTTGACCTGTTAAAATGGTAATCATAGGCGCTTGGGCGGTACCTTGTGCGTATCTTGCACGAAATACCGGCTTTTGTGCAATGAATAATGAAAACCATTGTTCAAGAGTTGCATCACTAAGGCCAAAGAACAAAGCTTTAAAGTCATTCTTGTTTTGAAGGTAATATTCAAATCCATTGTGTAAGGTTTCTAGTAATAATAAATCAAACATGTTTCTTATACTCCATATACATGATTAATCATATGTGGCAAGATTCGGAATATCCGATCACCAAGATTTAGGGGCTTGATACCTGGATGCATCCATTTAGGGGGCTTCTGATCAATTGTCATCCTACGCCAAGTAATATAACCGCTAGTTTGTATCACCGGTCGCCCCTGTTTGTTTGAATATGCGCTCGCTTGTCGTCTCATACCTGCATAGATATCAGTAGCATGATGAGGCGCTTTTTTAGGTACTAGCCCCCGCGGTAATTGATTCCCTTTTGCCCCTCGTGGGCTACCTTGAGGGGTTACATTGTGAGCATTTGCATGAAAAGAAATCATAGGTGCTAATTTCTTTGCTTTCTTATAAATATCTGGGTTCTCCGCCTGTAGTTTCTTAGCGCTCTTTTTAAAGGGAACATTCAGGTATAAATTGCCTTTTTTATCCCGTCTTATGTTTCTAGTTTTCTCTTGAAGCATAAATTTACGCATATCATAAGGCCCTGTGGTCCCGATGCCCCCTGGCCCCATTCCAAGTTCATACATAAGGGCAATTGTTGCGCTTTGTCCTGGTTTAGGTAGGCTAACAGATACGCCGTATTCATCCGCTTTATTGATGGATAATGATCTAAGATAACTTTGTTGAACAGAACCTTTAAGGGCGCTTCGGGCCTCTGCGGACCATTCGGCAAGTATCATGGTTGCAAGTTGTCTTGATCGTTGTTTTTGGTCTTGTTTGCCAAGGCCTAAGCCCTCTATCAAATCTACAAGGGATAAGCGTTTAATGTTAACCATTTAAGCCGGCCCCCATAAATTCTAAGGTTGCTTTACATTGAACTGGCATCAATCTAATTTGTTCATCTGTTGACTTGCGAACATATCTTGAATCTCTGTGAGTATGTGGATTATCCGCCACATAGTATCTAGGATGCCCATAATAAGAGATTGAGTATCTCACGCCCACCGCCGGCGCTTTGCCATTTAGATCACCTTTAGAAAAATCAATATCACCATCTACATTGACTTCAAAGTCTACGCCCTCAATCAGGCTACCATTTAGAACGCCTAGTCCTGTACTATTCGCCGTATGTAGGTGCAAAACACGTAGCGTAGTCGCCCCGCCCTGTGTATCTAGTACACGAGGAACAATAGGATTTCTAAGGGACTGGATCGCCCCTGTCTTTCGTGTCTTTGTCTCTTTAAAGATCATGCTTGAATCTACCATTGTAAAGCGATCACCGAATGAGGGCAATGTCTCAGGTAACAGCGTAATATTTACCATTCCTCTTGCATATTCTCCATACTCATGAAATCTTGATTCGTCTGAACTGGCGCTAGTGATCAACGCTCTTGTATCTTGTTTGCTATGCCAAAAATAGCCAATGCCCTTGCATAGGGGGCAATCTGAACGAACTTCGCCTTGTTTCTCTAAGTTTGCATCTATACTAGGAAGATCAAGCACCACCGCCCCGCCCTTATTTGAACAGGGACATTCGGCGCACATTTCCCAAGATACGAGCATTGATCTTGTGAAAAATTGCTTTCTAAATTCCTCATTTAGCCAATCAACGCGGGGCCTTAGTTTTGTTGGTATTCTAGGGGTGATCGTAGTCATTTAGATTACTCCGAACTGGTTGATTTTGTACTGTGCTTTTACGGCCTTCTTTAGTGCATCATACTGTTTTTCATAGTAATCAACACGCGATGAATAACCGGAATACATAGCGCTTGAAGTTGTCTGAATACTTTGAGACAAGCCGTCAATCCCAATAGAACTTGAGGCGATACCGGCGCCCAAGATCAAATCGCCCGCTACTTGTAAAATCATATTACTTGATGCCTTTAATGTGATCATATGCTTAATGTCACTTGGTAAAGTATCAAGTAGATAAGTAATCTGAATATCTGTTACAGGGGCGCTATTTAGTTCAATGACAAATGAGTCTTGACCAAGTGTTATCGCTTTACCGGTAACGCCGGCGGGCAAGGTCAATGCAATACGATATTTTAAAAAACAATGCCTACTTAGATTGACTGTGTATTGTGTTTGTCCCGCTGGAAATGTGATTGTTTCTTTTCGTGTTTCAAATCCCGCTGTATAGTCAAACTCAAAGTAACCAGGTATAAAGTCACGCCCTTCATAGAAAATTCCGTAATTCCCTAAAATAGGCATGCCCGCCGTAAAAAAGTATGATCCTAAGCTCTCTTGAGATGGAATGATATGCATTTGCCCATGAATAGCGGACACCATGCGAATCCATGAGACAGGCAAGTCAACAGGTTGAAACGAACCGAATCTAATTCGTACTTTGTCAATTGATACGATAGGCCTATAATCAAGCTTCATAGGCCAATATGAGAAGCGCCCTTGTCTTTCGGCGTCGTGTGTCTCCCTAGATACCTTAAAGGGTTCTAAGTTGATACCTATATCGTTTTCAATGTGTTGAATAGATGCTTGAATAGAGGTTTCATATATTTCATTAGGGAAGGGGGCGCCGTCGTCTGTGGTCAAGTCAACACCTAATAAAGAAGTTTTCTTGAGGTAATCGGGCGTGATAATATCTAGTAAAGTTGTAGTACTCATGGGACACCTTAAATCTAGAACTTTGACGATCTAGAACTTTTATTCTATGCCCTCATATTATCATAATTTCATATTAAATAAGTAAATAATAAACTTAACCTAATGTTTCAATCAAGCTTGAACCAACACGAACATTCTTAACAATCCAACACTTAGAAGGAACTTTAACAATAGGTGAACCAAAAAGCATAAGTAAGAATGGTTTACTGGTTTGTACTTCAGCGAGGGGGCGTCTGAAGAAATCAAGTAACTTTGCAAATTCCATAATTTCAGAACTATGTTGAACAAATACCATCTTATGACCATTTGCCAAATTCTCATTGCGATCAACAAACACAGTAGCGCCGCCACTGGTCGCGGGAACTTCATTGATCAAGACCGCTTCAGCAGCTGGACGATCTACAGGGGTTCTGAAAATCTTGAAATAGATTGCGTCTGATTGTTGAGCGATGGTCAAAGTTACTTTTTCACCGGCGGCGACTGTCTTAGAGGCAGAAGTAACAGGGGCAGAATAACCGCTATTATTGATCGCTACGACCTTATAGAAGTAATCGCCGGCGTCGCTTGCAATAAATTGAGAAGCGGAATCACTAGCAACAACAGCAGAAGTAAGAACAGGGGTAGAGGCGGCGCCTGTGGTTGCGCTTCCTGTGTCTGGTGCTTTACCATTGTTCGCCAAGAATGGGGCGCTCTTTACTGGTACTGGTCCGACTGGGCCCATGATAGAAATTTCTTGAGTACCATATGTAATAGATGAAGAATTAGTAAGAACCAATTGATCATGACGGCCAAATTGAACAGCAAACTTGATCAATTCGCCATGAATATCAGGGGTTACATAGATACAATCAGGAGTACCATATAAAGGCGCAGAATAAAGCTTAGCCAAGATATCTTGAAGAAGTCTAGGTGATGGACTTGCGCCGCGTGCATCAAACACATTTGAACCGTTGTTATAGGATTCAATTTGATGAATGATACCATCGAAATGTAAAGGATTATTACTTTCTTTAGCGTGGAACATTGCTTTTTCAAGCTTAGCAAGTAAAGAGAGGGTGCCGCGTTCTGTTTCTAATGCGATTGCATTTTGATTAGCGCCAATCAAGCCAACCAAGGTTCCTACGTCAGTTACTTCTCTTCTTTCAGCTAAGTACTTGATACGAATTGACTTTCTTTGATATTCAGAGCGATTTGTAGTACCGGCGGAACCTTCGCTAATAAATGGATCAATATCTAAGCCATGAGAATTGATTACGGCGTATTCGTGTAAGGTATTAGTCACAGATACTTTAGGCATTGCAGGCCATAAAGCAAGTTGCTTCATACTATAAGTAGCACTTGCCAAAATGTTTTCGATGCTTTGAGGAACTAAAGGACTTAAAGAACCTGTATCACCACCGGAAGTGCCGGCGGGGGTTTGATAACCGATAGTTGCAGACTTGCGAAGGGCGCTGTTTAAATCAGCTAAATCAGCGGCGGAAACAAGGCCATTCGCTTGTGGGATATTTAATGAATTGAAACTCATGTTCTACTCTCTTTATTTGCTATTCATATTGATGTTAAATTCAGCGATGATCTCTTGAGGATTAGCGCCAACGCTTAATCTAGAAATTGCGCTTGTAAGTTCGGACTTTCTAGACCAATCAGACTCGGAACGAACTAAAGATAAGGCCTTGTTCATTACATCTTGAGTAGTGAAGCTAGGCGCTTTCGCTGGTTGTTCTACATATGGAATCTTATTGAAATTGATAGAAGTAGGTGCGACAGGTTCAAGCAATGCACGATTTAAAGATTTCTCCATTTGTTGCATTTTGCCCGCCCCTGTGTCCTTCATTGCCTTGATTTCTTTTGTACAAGCTTCAACCGCTTTAAGCATTGCTTTATATTGCTTGTCCATAGCGTCAAGGATGGCGTCTGTACCTTTTGCCATCTCCATCATAGCTTTTTCCATCTTGTC